TGGACCTTGCTCAACAGTTGCACTATCACCAGATAAAACGATATGTCCTGTATTTGTGCCAACTGTGCTTGCCCCTCTGATTTCTAACTTACCTGACGGACTTGAATCTCCAATCCCAACATTTCCCGAGCTGTCGATTCGTAGGTGCTCAGTACCTTCAGTTGTTACTTTAAACTGGCCGTCAGAGCCGGTGTCAACAACTTCAGCAGATGTATTACCTTTCTCAATTTTACTTTGAACTGCTGCTGCTGGTGCTTGACCAACCCATTTGTTTCCATCCCAAATATACGTTAATGACCCTTGCGTAAATATTTGACCAACTGTTGTTGGCGTTGGAAAATCAAGGGCCATTTAATGCCTTGTGCTATATATATTATTCCAGTGGTGCCGGCCAGGTCATCGTATGTGGAAAACCATCAGCACTAGGCAGATCGCGAAGAGCTTGTCTATAAGTTTTTACTGCAGATGGAATGTTTGTTCCAGTCTCTTTTGCCATAACAATAACCCAGTCGGTTTCAGCAATGAGCTTGTCACGCTTTGCACGAACTGATTTAGCAGCCTCTGCATCAATACGTGCTTTGTACGCAATTTCATTGTCGGCTGCTGTCGTTACGTTGCCGTCGTCATCGGTTGTGTCAGTGAAAACCGGGCCAGCGATAAACTTAGTAAACCATTGCCCATCAATCTCTTCAACGCCATCACGGATGCTGACGCCATAAGGAGCAGTGACAGTAGCTGCTGGACCATTTAGTACAGGATCATACCCATAACTATTAAGGATGTCAGCTGTAATTTGCTTAGGGAAGCTAGTATTCGGTTGTGTTGCTTTGAACTGACTAACGGTAGTCAATTCACCATCTAAACGGTTGCGGATTTCCATGATTAAGCAATGGCGAGGAATAAGTAGGTGCCGCCACTAGCATGAAGGGTAGCGGAGGCTAAATTTGATCGATTTCTAATTTCCATAGTTAGTTATGTTTAAGCGATTGCAAGGAAGATGTAGGTTGCACCAGAAGTCTTACGGTAAATCCTGCAGGTAATGCGTCAAGATGATCATCAATATTGGCTATATTAGCGTTTTCCCCTGAGGGACTATTTACCAGTAAGAAGTTATCAGTGGTTCCATTGTAACCACGAGTTGTATCCCAAAGATACCAATGGCCAGAGCTATCGGTTCTTTTGATTAATACAAACCTGGCACCATTCGTAAACCCGCAGTCAACGTTAACTGCATTTCCAGTATCACCAGAATAAGTACCTACTTTACTGATGCCGGGTAGGGTTGCGAATAGGTAAGCGATATAAGTGTCACCACTGATATCACTCCCACCACTTGAATCTACAAAAAATGCTGTTGACGTAGGTAATGTAAGGCCACCTCCTACACCAGTTACTGATCCGTCGTTATCAAGTCTTAGATAATCCCAACTGCCATCAACTACTGTGTAGTTGGCATACCAACCTCCAATTGACAATCTATTTCTAGTAATCCACAACGTTGGCGTTACGGTTAAATTGTGTGCTACAGACCTGTTACTTCCTCCTTCACCCGGATAAGCAACTACATCAAAGAAACCTGGGGCACGTTTGAACATGTAAGAAATATAAGCACTGTTGTAGTCCTTAGCCCATCCTGCATTTGAGTCCCAAGTTAAAGAACCGTCACTACTTTCGATAGCATGTCCAGTAGGTTTTAATTGTTTAGACCCGATAAGTCTTGCTGGCATAAAGCTGTCACCATTGCTGGTGCTTTTGGCAAGCGCCATGTCAACAGGAAACCCGCTGTCCCATGTTGGGATAGATGAAGATCCATTTCCTGTATCAATAGCAAACACTTCCGTTGCAGCTTCAGGCGGCTTATTCGGACGGCGGATTGCCATGTAGATGAAGTTTTTACCTGATTGAGCAACCGAATTGTCGTTAGACTTTACCTCAAAGCCTGTCGGAGTAAAACTAATATAGTCGCGGTCATAGTTAGTACCGGCTAATTCTACGGACGCTGTGTTAGCACAGAGTGATATATCATTACTTCCAGTGTTTACACCCCGCATATTGTCAAACATTCTCCAGTCAAAATCGGTGTTCTCGGATGTACCCTTGATAATTACAAAGCTCGGCTCAAACCCTAGATTAATAGGAGAAGTGCTTGTGTAGTTTCCCGTATAATTGCCACATTTAATAATGCTTTCATCACCATCCGTGCCAAATTGTGCGTCGTCATGGGCAAAGATGTAGGCAACGTAGGTGCCGCCAGAGCCATTTACGGCACCATTAGTACCAACAGTAAAATTAGTGGACGTAGGTGTTGTGTTGTTCCAGATGCTAGATCCGCTAGCTTCATAATTATTAGCATCTAAAATTAAATACTTAGTAGCACCAGTAGACCTATGATAAACATGCCAATTTTCAGTAGTGTCAGTTCTTTTAACCAGTATCATCCCAGGCACACTGCCTAAATTATGAGAAATGCTTTGAGGGTTGCCATTTGGGTCACCGTTATATGTAACTACATCAAAGAAACCAGGCGCTTTGCGGAATGACCAAGAGACGAATTCTTTTCCACTCTGGTTAATAAGATTTGCAGCACTCTCCGTAGAATTTGGTGTAATTGTGAATCCATTAGAATTATATGAGTCTAAATAAGTATCTGGCTGAGCCCCTTGGCTCGAGTCCGTTCGTAATCTACCACCTCCACCTGCGCTTCCACCAGTAGCTCCTGTTCTAACATTATCAAATAAACAGTGCAATTCAAGATTAGTGTAAGGTGAAGATAAGGACTCTCTAGCTTTAAACCAAACTAACCCCTTTTCACCAGCTAAATCAAGTCCATTTGTAATTTGCTTGGATAGCCCTGTACCCTCATATACATAAGTACTAAAAACATCATCAACATAAAGCGGACCTGCACCTGCTGCACCTGCTGCAGCTAATACTGTTTGTTGTGTAATAGGATCCATATCAAGCCGTGTAATTACTTAGGACAGCACCGCGATATTTAGTACCACCATCGGTGGTAACAAACATAAAGAGGTGAGTGCGTGCATCAACAAGGGTTGGTGCCGTTTGACCGGCATCATTATTCCAATAAACACTACCTGGCCACGTAATAACTGTAGATGCACCAGTCAAAACGAGTTCTAAAGTAAAGGAACCAACAGTGCCAGAGGCTGGTGGGTTGCTGAAAGTAACTGTGGAGGAGGTGCTAATCGCTTTTGTAAAATAGTTGCCAGTAGCAAGATCAATATCAAGAGCACTCACTGCTTCTGCTGTTTGCTTGTAAGGGCCATCAACACTTAGTCCTGCATTCAGTGTTTGCAAAGATGTAAATGTTTGAGCTACATCTGTTTTCGCAGTATCAGCATCAAAGGCTTGAACAGTTGATCCAATATCTGATGATCCAAGTTTAGTCGTTAGACTTTGCAGAGTTACTTCTACATCAGAGCCACTGTTGTCATAAACGAGTGAATCTGCTTTAATTTTTCCGTATGCCATGATTAGTTAAGCACAGTAAGTTGAGAATTAGCTCCGACAGTAATAGATATACCTGAATTGATGGCAACTGTCGGTCCCATCATTCCTGCATTTGTACTAGCAGCAATTGTTTTATCAGTTGAAATAGATTGCGGAGTTTCAATAAATGCAGAATCAACTGCTGAAGCTGCAGCACTTAATGATACCCATTGCTGAGTGTCGCTGTCATCGTAATAGATGTATGCTGAACCATCAACATCATCCCAATAGATATCTCCTACATTAGGACTTCCTGGAGGCGTGCTTGCAATCGTAACTGTGCTACCACCTGCGCCAATCTCAGCGATTGACTCTGTACCACTTTGATCTGTTTTAATGAATAACTTTCCATCGAAAGTATTCATCGCTAACTCGCCTAAGGCAAGCTGACTAGCCGTAGGAACCGCCCCAGACGTTGCGGAACGCCTTAGTTTGATAGTGTTAGCCATGTGGCTCCCTTTTGTGCCTATGTAGGCCGGTACACCGTTATATAACGGCGAACTAGGTTACCGATTAGTACGTGCCACCGTCAACAATAACGTTATCAAGAATCTTGTCTGATCCAGAATAAGCTAAAACGGCTGTGCCATTCATTCTATATTCTTTTGTATCTGCAATATTAATATGCTCACTAAATGTCCATGCATCAGTTGCGTCAATCCAATTAATTGTTTTGTCGGTCGTGCCTTTTAATGTAATACCACCGCCGTCGGCAGTAACGTCTGTTGGGGTCGTGACTTTTGCAAGTTCAATATTTTTATCTTCAATAGTAAGAGTCTGTGAATCAATAGTAGTAGTTGTGCCGGAAACTGTGAGATTGCCGGCAATCGTTAAATTATCGGACCAGCTAACATCTGTGCCGTCAGTAACCAGTACTTGGTTAACGGTGCCATTTGCTAGTTTGCTTACCGCAATTTCAGCTGTTGCGGAAATATCAGCATCAACAATAGCCGTTTCTGCTTTAGTTTCTAATGCTTGCAGTGCATTTTTAATGTCTTGATTATCTGGAATTGTTAATCCAGTAAACGTTCCTAAATTAGTAGCGTTTAAACTAACACCTGTTAATGCAACAAGTTCATTGTTAATATCATTTGTACGTCCAGCACCAATAATTATAATACTGCCATTTGAAGCATGTGACCTTGTAATTAATCCAACTTTTTGTACTTTTTCTGTTGCAGCAGTAGGTCTT